TGGCAGCTATTATTTCAGAAAAATTTAGAATCTTCAATGCGAAGCAATTTCTAGAGTCGTTAGGTGAAGGTGCAAATGATGCCTCCGCTGATCGTACTAGAATGTATTTCTTCGTTGGAAGATCAGCAAAATGGAACGGTTACCTTGAAATCTTCAATGTAAGTGGAACTTTTGCAGTAAACGACGTTGTATACGAAGGCAACGATCCTAACACCGCAACCTTTAAAGGAACTGTAGAGGCAGTTTACCCTAACAGTCTCCTTCTTAATACTATTCTCCCTACGGCATCTGCCACACCTTCCTTTGGTACATCCATTACTAATGGTACTGCCACTGCAAAGACAGGTGTATATAGATATGCCAATGAGGAAGTTCCCCCTATTCCTCTAGATAACGCTGAAGAAAAGGGTGAAGTATATAATGAAATTATTGCTGCCAAGCGTATTCTAAGTGACAATGCTCGTTTAGTTGTTCCTCGTTATAACTGGAATACTCAGACGAATCCAAAGTTTGACATGTATCGTCCTAACTATTCACCTACACCAGGTGGCGGTGGTGCTATCGGTACACAGACTGCTCTAGGTTCAAGTTCTCTATCTGGATCTAAGTATTATGTAATGAATAGCAGCTATGAAGTCTTCAAGTGCATTTACAACGGACAAGATCCTGTAAACACTGCTGGTCAAAACGCAACTTACGAACCAAAATCACAACCTAGTGCTGGTCAAGGAACATTTGATTCTGCTACAGGTGTGTATACAGAACCTGCTGGCACTGCTGGTTACATTTGGAAGCATATTTTCACCCTACCTACTGGTGATGTGCTTGCGTTCCTATCCACAGACTTTATGCCTGTTGTAGCAAAAACAGAGGCATCTAGAGTAGCAGTAGAAGCACTAGCAGTTGATGGTGCTATTCATGTTGCTGTAGTTAGAGATGCTGGAAGCAATCTCCCTGCTTCTGCCACACTATACACTCCAGTTAAGGGTGATGGTACAGGTGCCATCGTTAAGTTTGAAACCAATGCTTCTGGTGAAGTATCTTCTGCTTCTATGCACGCAGCTGGTTCTGGTTACACTTATGGCAACCTTATCCTATCTACAACCACTGTATTTACAGATTCTGCACTAACAACTAATCCTGGTGCATTCACTGGTTCCGCATATATTGAAACCGTTATTTCACCTGAAGGTGGTCATGGTTCCAATGCTGACGTAGAACTCTTTGCCAAGAGAGTGATGACTAACGTTCGTCTAACATATGCAGAAGGACAAGGTGATTTCCCTGTAGACAACGACTTCCGTCGTATTGGTATTATTCAAGATCCATATGAGTATGGTACTACAACATATGCTTCTGATAGCACATTGCGTGGTACACATGCACTAAAACTAAATGGAACTGGTGCTGATTATGTTGTTGATGAATTAATCTCACAGACTGTTACAGGTGGTACTGCTAAAGGAACCGTCGTTTCTTGGGACTCAACTAATCAAATTCTTAAGTACTATCAGTCTCCTGCTGTACACACTGATGGTGGTGTTGTACTTGCATTTGAATCTAATGCTTCAAATGCTGTTGCTGGTGCTCTTACTGGTGCTTCAAGAAATGTTGTTACCACAGAAGGTACTTCAGGTACACCTTCAGTAGTTGCAGACGTTTCTTTCGTAGAAGGTCTTGCTTCCGCTGAACTTGAACCTAACTCTGGAGATATCGTATACATAGAGAACAGAAGACAAATTACAAGAGCTGCTGACCAAATTGAGGACATTAAGCTCGTAATTGAATTCTGATTGATCCAATCCAAAGTTAGAGAAACGTGAGATGCCTCAGAAGACGAACCTTAATGTAACTCCATATTACGACGATTTTTCGCAAACTAAAAACTTCTATAAAGTACTCTTTCGTCCTGGATATTCTATTCAGGCGAGAGAGTTAACTCAGTTACAGTCTGTTCTTCAGAATCAGATTGAAAGTTTTGGTAAGTATGCGTTTAAACAAGGAGAACTAGTTATTCCTGGCGAGGTTGGGATTAACACTAAACTCCCCTACGTTAAATTATCTTCGGTATCTGAGATTCCTATTAATGTAGATGGTAAAATCGTATATAAAAAATATGATATTACTCAACTGAAAGGATTGGTTCTTAAAGGTAATACTTCTGGAGTAACAGCGACAGTTATTGATGCTAATGTAGCAACAGATACTGCTTCTGATGTTTTGTATGTAAACTACACTAACAGTGGTGATGCATCAAATGAAGTAACTTTCCGTCAAGGTGAAACCCTAGAGGTAGTTGATGGTGTAAATACACCATTAATGGTTGTTGGAACTGATGGTAGCGTACTTCCTACTTCTATTTCTATTACTGATCCTGACACAGGTGCATCGTCAACCTTAGAAAGTGCAGCAATGGGGTTTGCTTCTGCTGTTAAGGTAGAAGAAGGTATTTACTTTGTTAATGGATATTTTGTAAGAAATGCAGAACAACTATTAATTGTTGATCCATATTATAACAAACCGTCAGCAAAAGTTGGTTTTAAAATTATTGAAAGTGTCGTAACAGCAGAAGAAGATAATTCTCTATACGACAATGCTATTGGATCTAGTAATTTTTCTGCACCTGGTGCAAATAGACTAAGTATCACTCTTGATTTAGTCAAATATAATTTAGATGTAAGCACTGATAAGAATTTTATTCAGATTCTTACTGTTAGAAAGGGTGCTGTACAAAGTCAAATTGTACAAACAGATTATAATCTTCTAGAGCAGACTCTTGCTAGAAGAACTTTTGATGAGTCTGGAGATTATGTTGTTGAAGATTTTTCATTAGATGTTAGAGAATATTATCAAGAAGATGGTAATCTTGGTGTTTATGGACAAGATGAATTTGGTTTAGTTAACGGTTTATCCGTTAGTGATGCAAAAGATAAATTAATTGCAAGCGTAAGTTCTGGTAAGGCTTATGTAAAAGGATTTGAAATTGTAAATAAGGAGACAAAATATCTTCCTGTATCTAAAGCAAGAGAAACACTTGATAGAGAAGACATCAGAAAGAAAACAACAGGTCTTCCCACTTATAGAATTACAAATACATATGGAAGCACACCATTGAATGCAGATGGTGGAGATCTAACTGCATATCCAAATGTATTTCTTTCTTCTGTTTTCAATGATGGAAGTGTTGGTCTAAATGGATCAGAAGCAGATAATGACAGCAAGCAAACTACATCACGTAGAGGTCATTTCTTTGATCAAAATCAAGGTATTAAAACAGTTTATGTACAAAAAGAACCTAACATAAATCTTAGCACATTGAATGGTGCTTCAAGTGGAGTTGGTACTTTTGCTAATAATGGTGCTGCTGATTCTAGCAGAACTGCTGGAACTTATACTGGCGTTACTACAACCACAGCACAGAATGGAACGGGTGCAACATTTGATATTGTTGTAGCTGCTGATGGAACGCCTACAATCACGCTAAATCAAGCAGGTACAGGTTATGCAGCAACTGATACTTTAAGCATCGTTGACGGCAACCTAGGTGGCGGTGGTGGTGCTGACATCACTATTACAGTATCTACTATCTCTGGTGTAGATGCTACCGATACCTTTGATGAGAGATTGACAGCATTATCTACTTTATATTGGGTGCAGGGTAGGAATGTTTCTGGTGTACCAAATACAATCAGTCCTATTGATGTTATTGCTTATTCAGAAGTTTCTAGACCTGAACTTGATGATCCTGCAAGCACACCAGAAACATACCTAGAGTTGACACTTGCTGGTGATAAGAATCTTCTTGATAAATTCTTCACTGAGTATGATGCAGAAAATTCTGGTGATAATGGTATCAGAGAACTCTTCAGAACTAAAGTAGATGGAGAGAATGACCAAAATAGATTTGGTATCATACGAGACTACAATGAGACTATTACACCAGTTATTGGTATTGCAAAACCTAGTAACTTTACATTAGTAGAGAAAGGAACAGGATTTAATACTGATACAGATATTATCCTTTCTAAGGGCAAACTTTCTGATGGAACGTCTGTTTATAATAGCATTTTTGGTCTATCTTACTTTGACCCTCAATTCTTCACTAAATTGCTCCTAGACGACTCAACTGAGACTACAGGAGGATTTACACCAGGTCAATATGTATACGGTGTTACAAGCGGTGCTTACGGTGTTGTAGAAGGTTCTTCAACTGGATCATTCAGTAAGAATAAAGTTTTGATGGTAAAAACTTTATTTGGAACATTTAAGTCAGGTGAGATTATTAGAGATGAGAATAACAATTCAGTAAGAATTGCACAAGATAATACTATCTCACATTTCATTGTTACTTTCCAAGGTGTTGGATACGAATCAACTGGATGTTCTTTAAAAATTGATGGTGTTGATTATGATTCATCCAAGATTGAATTGGATATTTCTACTAGTAAAAAGGTTTTACGAGCAAACATCATTAGTAGAGAATTTGTAAATGTAGAGTATTCAAAACCACCTACTGTTTTAGTAAATCAAAAAGAAGGTAATGCAGCACCATCAAAGGCAGCAAAAATTACACCAGTTCTTGTTAGAAATGCTGTAACAACATTCACACCACAGAATGTAAAGTCATTCTATGCTGAATTTGGTTCTGGAAACAGTAACGTATTCACTTCTGATATTGAAATTAATAATGATCAATATGTAGAATCTATTCCTGTAACAAACTTTACATTTGGTGGAGAGAAGGGAAATAAATTCATTGAGTGTAATGGATTTGGTGGTGATAGTACACGTGTACTACAACAAGGAGATGTTGTACAATTCTCTGACACTGATGAAAATATTGTTCGTTGTATTGTTCAGTATCCAACAAAACCATCTGGTGTATTGAAGTCAAGAATTTATTTTGACAGAGCACTCCCACAAAATGTCAGTAATACTAGTGTCGTTAGAATCCGTCCTAGCATTAAAAACTTTAACCAAGGAACTTTACTTTATAAGACAGGAACTAAACAAGTTTCTTCTATTGTAGCAACTAGTGAAGATTCTAAAATTACACATTATGTAAGAAGAGATTTTGTAAGCACTGGTAGTTCTAGTGGTGGTAGTATTACATTTACCGCTCAACTTCCTTTTGGTACACAGAGATTTGTCTCCTTTAGTGAAAGTAATTTCCTAGTTACTATTCTAGAAAAAGGTAGTGCAACATCTATTGAAAAGGGAGATATCATTTACTTGACATCAGATCAAGTTAGTATTTCTGCATCTACTGATGCTGCTAGTGGATTGACATCTGGTAGTGTTGTTTTAAGTCTTCCACAGACATTCTTTGGTGGAGATGCATCTAATTATACAGAGTTCCCTAAACTAAAATTAAGTGCCACACTTGAAGTATCAAAAGCAAAACCAAGACTTAAGACAGCAAAACTAAACACTAGAATTGTTATTGAATCTCCTGGTGATAGGGTTATTCCTTTCCGTGGAAAAAATTATGACACACAGAGTGTTGAAACATTTACATATGCTGATGCATTTAAGTTGAGATATGTATATGAAGGAACCACACAAGATCCACCAACTGTAGATGCAGGTGGTAATCTCGTCAGTGGAACTGATGTAACTAATAGATATACTTTTGACGATGGTCAAAGAGACACTGTATATGATGTTTCTAGAATTATCTTAAAGCCAGGCTTTGATGCACCTGTTGGTCAATTACTAATTGCATTTGATTATTTTGATCACACAACTGGTGATTTCTGTACTGTAGATTCTTATCTACATGAAGCAGGTGTTGGTGCTGATGAAATTCCATCATACAATTCACCTGCACTTGGTAAAGTATCTTTAGGTGATGTTTTAGACTTTAGACCTAAAGTAGATAATGATGCTATTATTTCTGGTTATCAAGATAGTTCTCTACTAGGTTCAGTTAATACCAGATCATTTGCTGGTGGCGGTGGTATTGTTTCCAGCACCCCTGCACCTGATTCTAACCTAGAGTTTACATTCTCATTCTCTCAGACTCAATATCTTAGCAGAATTGATGGTCTTTTCTTAGATAAGAAAGGTAAGTTCTATGTTAAGGAAGGTAATTCTTCATTAAATCCAACTAGACCTGAATCTATTGAAGATTCAATTGCATTGTACTACATGTACATTCCTGCATTTACACAGAGTAGTAAAGATGTAAGGATTGTACCAGTAGATCATAAACGCTATACAATGCGTGATATTGGTAAACTAGAGAAGAGAATTGAAAGATTAGAGTATTATACAACACTCAGTATTCTAGAGCAGCAAGCCTTGAATATGCAAGTTATTGATGGTAATGGTAATAATAGATTCAAGAGTGGTTTCATTGTAGACAATTATGAGACACATAAGATTGGTAATCTAAAATCCATTGACTATAAGTGCTCTGTTGATACCCAACAGTCTGTAATGAGACCTCAGTCAAAAGAAGATTCTTTCATGCTGGAAGAGATCAACACAAGAAATGATCAAAGAACTTCTGCTGGTTATGTCAGAAATGGTGATCGTGTTACATTACCATTTACTGAATTGGAAATGGTTAAGAATGAGTTTGCTACCAAGACAATTAATCCTAACCCATTTGTAGTTCTACAATATGCTGGTGATTCATTTATTGGTCCTAATGTAGATTCTTGGTATGACACTAGTATTGAACCACTAGTTACAGATAATAACACCAATCTATATTCTATCTTTATTGCAAAAGATAATGTTAAAGATGCATTCTCAAGTCTTTACAATTCATATAAAGTAAATTGGTTGGGTGCAAATAGATCATTCTTTAACATTGAGTCTTTTGCTGATACAAATTCTGATCTATCAGGATCAAATGTTACTAGTGCTTCTGTTTCTAGTTCTTCTAACGTAAGTCCTGACAATAATGAGATTGGTAAGGGTATTTCAACTAAGGGTGTTGGTTCTAATGTTGTTGCAACATCACTATCATTCTTTGCCAGAAGCATTCCTCTTAAATTTGTAATCAATCGTCTAAAACCAAATACAACTGTATATCCTTTCATGGAAGGTCAGGATATTTCTCGTTGGGTCAATTCTGATTCTAAGTATACAGGTATTGCTGGCAATTCATTGTCATCTTTTAATACTCCTATTAAAACTGATGCAAATGGTAACGCTAGTGGAATTATTCTAGTTCCTGCTGGTCAACCACCAAGAGAAAACAGTGTTTGGGGTGGTAGTGCTGAGAATTTAGATTACGATACAGATTCAGTTGAAGTTAGATTTACAACTGGTGTAAAAACTATTAGATTTACTTCTAGTAAAACTGATGCTCCCAAAGAGGATGTAGAGACATACGCAGAAGTTAAGTTCTATGCAACTGGTCTTCTTCCTGAGAATCCTGCATCTATCGTTTCCACTGCACCTGCTTTCTTTAAAGCAAATGAGGGAACACAAACAACTGATAGTAATACAGAAAATCCAATCAAACCAAATCCACTTGCTCAGACATTTACTGTTGATGGATTTGATGGTGGTATCTTTGCAACTAGTGTTGATCTATTCTTCTCAACTAAGAGTGAAAATATTCCAATTAGAGTATATCTAACAGATATTCAAAATGGTAAACCAGGTAAAAATATTCTACCTGGCACACAGAAAGTTCTTAATCCAGACACCTATCTAAGAGTTCTTGCTAGTGACACACTTGAAGTAACCAAGGGAGAAAAAGTTACTGGTCAATCATCAAATGCTTCTGGTCCTATTTCAAAAGTATTTGACAAGAATAATATTGAATTAACACCAACATCTACTGGTGTGTTCTCACTATCAAATGATCAGGTATTTACTTTAGTTCTTGATAATCATACTGGAACATCTTTTAAACAGGATGAAACATTAACAATTCCTTCTGTTACTGCTGCTAATAATGCAAACAATACATCTTTATCACTAAAGATTGTTAAAGATTCTGGTAGAGTTACAGGTTTAACTGTCAAAGACACAGGAACTTCATATAATTCTGCAATTATTACTTTAGAAAGTCCACAGTTACCTGGTGGCGGTGGTGCTACTGCTACTGTTAGAGTTTCTAATGGTAAAGTATATCATTCAGATATTGTCTTATCAGGTTCTGAGTATACAGAACCACCAGCAGTTATTATTAGAGGGACTGGAACAGGTAATTCTGGTGCTGTAATTGAGTCTTCAATTACTATTGATACACCAGCAGTTCGCATGGGTATTTCTATTGATCAAGATGGAACAACCAATTCTACAGTTCCAACTAACTTTAAATTTGATTACCCTGTCTATCTACAAAATGACACTGAGTATGCTCTAGTTCTTGAAACAGATTCTATTGATTATAAAGTATGGGCATCCAAACTAAGTGAGACAGATGTTGCAACGAGTAAAACTGTTGCTGCTCAACCTGCACTAGGTTCTCTATTTAAGTCTCAGAATACTAATTCTTGGACTGAAGATCTCTTTGAAGATCTTAAGTTTACATTACACCGTGCTAAGTTTGATGTTTCTAGAACAGCAGAACTTCTACTCACAAATGAAGATCTTGGTTATGAATTGTTAGATGTAAATCCCATTGAGACTAATTCAAATTCTCAATCTGGTGCAACATCTAATCTATTTAAAAATAACAGATCTGTGATCAAGGTTAACCATTTCAACAATGGATTTAGTGCTGAGGGAGAATCTTACGTATTCTTTAAGGGTGGTATTGATGTTGGTGGTATTGTTAAATCTGAATTAAATGATACTTTATATCAAGTTACTAATGTTGGTATTGATAGTTACAATATTATTTCTGTAAATAAAGCAACTACCAGTGCATTTGGCGGTGGTTCTTCACTATTTGCTTCTTATAATAGAAAGTTTGAAAAACTACATGCTATTGTTCCTACATTAGAATTTGCTGATACAAAGATTGAGAGTTTTATTAAGACAACTAACGTTAAACCTATTGACGATACTGTAGGAACATTTGCTACATACAGTCAATCTGATTATGAGAAGACATTCTTGAATGAAGATTTCTTCTTTATTAATCAAAAGGTATTGGCATCTAGAGTTAATGAAAGTCTTAATAATGTTGATAGATCATTAACTTATAAGATTAACATTTCAAGTGAGCAGGATACTCTTTCTCCACTAGTTGATTTAAGTAGAGCATCACTAAAAACTATTACTAATAGAATTGAGAATGCTGAGGGTAAAGAATCTAGATATGGTCGCAGAGATCAAGTATTAGAATTCTTCCCTGTTTGGAGTTTTGTTGTTACTAATACTTCAGGAGTTGCTATTACTGAAAATCAAAGAGTTTCAGGTTTAACTACAAATGCTTCTGGAACAATTCTAAAAGTAGATGGTTCTACTTTAATTGTAAGAGTTGATACAGTCAATACTTTTGTACAAGGTGAAGGACTTAAATTTGCAAATTCTGCTTTAAATCCTGACACATCTGGTGCAAATGCAGGTATTCCAAAAGTAACAGTAACACCATCCCAAGGTAATGTAACTGAAATTGTCCCTGTCATTCCTAATGAGTCTTCTCCACAATCAACAGTGTTTGTTAGAGATGCATCTCAGTTGAGTGAAAATTATGATAATAAGATTAGTGGTACAGTTGTACTATGGAATCAGAATAATAAAATTCTAACCATTATCAATAACAAAAAACCACTTGATGATGACTATACATCTGCTAGTGGATCTGGACAGTTCTCTAGAGTTGCTGTTGGTGTATCACCAGCTCAAGAAAGTGATATTATTCGTGTTGGTGATATTATTGGTTGGACAAATCAAACTGCTGGTGAAGAAAACTATCTAATGGTTTCTAAGGTATCTTATACTGATGGCATTGATTTTGTTTCTGATATTCAATCTAAAGGAACTAGTAGTGCTGCTTCTTATGTTACCAAAGAAGTTTCTATCACAAATCCTGCAACAGGAATTGATGTTAGAATGACTGCTAACACTGTTGATATTGAAAATATTGAAGTTCTTTACAGGGTTAAAAAATCATCTTCTGAAGATAATTTTGAAGATCTTGAATGGGTATACTTCAACGAAACTGGTTTGCCAGATGTTGATCTAATTGCAACTGCTGAAAATTCAATCAGTGGTATCACTGAGAAACAAGAAGAATATCAAGAACTATCTTATAGTGTTGATAACTTACCTGAATTCTCATCATTTGCTGTCAAAGTTGTTATGAAGACAAGCAATCCAGCGTTTGTACCAAAAGTACAAGATCTACGTGCGGTAGCATCATACTAATGAAACATATAAAAGTGAAGAATGAAAACCACCTGTATCGTGATAGTGATACAGGTGCAATCATAAATACCGATAGGTCTTCGTTTGAGAAGTATAAGAGATCTAAATTAAAGTTTCAAAGTATGGAACAAGAATTAGATCATCTTAAAAGTGAGATCAGCGAGATTAAATCACTATTAAGAGAGATAGTAAAGTCCAATGGTACTTAGAAATGTAGCTAAAACATTCTCATTTGAGGAGCAGAGGCAAGAAATCAATTCACTTGCTGTAGATGTTGATAACATCGCAAATAATATTGCTTCCATGACCTTGGTTAATGAGAGTAATCCTCAGTTGGGTGCAAATCTAGATCTTAATGGTAATAGTATCACAGGTAATGGTGATATTAACCATAATGGACAATTAAGTACTGGTAGTATCTTAAGTTCTGCATCTCTTAATAATAAAGGATCTGTTCAGTTTGGAACTGTAGATGCTTATAGTATTGGGCATATGCCTCTCAATAGT